CAATCCGCCAATCATGTGTATGAGTCCAAAGCCATAGAATCCTAGTCCAGGCAGAAATTTAAAATGGACAAAGTATTGAATTCTTTGTTTCTTTGGGTCATTGGGCGCAAAGTTCCTTCTAATCGAAAGAACCTTAGTGCTGCTTTCATCGATGGTTACGATGTACGGCAGCTTGATACCAGTCGGTTCCCCGTCTGGACCAATATCTTCGAAGCCTTCTAGATCTAAATCTACATGGCATTCTAATAGGGTATAAATATTTGGATTACGTCCTGTTCGTTTAGTGCCTTCTAATTCTCTTTCTTTTTCTTTGAGTTCGTCCTGCATCAACACACCAGGTTTCGCCAGTTCAATATCGCTATAGAATCCTGAGACCTGTTGTTTTCTTACTTCGTTTTCTGGAAGTTTGATGACATGGGTAATGGATTCTGCATCGGCTAGGGAAGTTGCGGTATAAGGGACCACGACATCATCAGCGGGTACAAATTTGGATACGGCTCGTTGTAACAGATCATCGTAGTAAACTTTTTTAAAGGTTGAGCCTGCGAGTGGTAAATGGAATAACATGGAGTCAAATTCGGGTTCGTATTCTTTCATACGATCCATAATTTGATAATTCATAAAATCTTTAACCCGTTCAGACTGTTGAGTCTTGCCTGGGTTGGGTGCTCCCATAACTTGCGTTCTAACGGGACCATCGGCTGGCATCAGTTCTTTATAAGCTGTAGCTTGGAATTGAGTTACGGCTTCGGCTAAAACAGGATGCGTTGCTCCACTCGCGCCTTGAAAGGGCTCAGTTCTATTTTCGTATTTGAATCCTAGTAAATCTAGACCCTGGGTATAGGTTTGTTCCCATTCTTTTCGGGAAGTTTTATTATCCTGATACTGAAAACGAAGATCACTGCCAATTGGATCTATAACATCATCGGGTAAAAGATCGGCTAGGTTATCAAAATGAGATTCGGTTCCTGGAATATTTAAATTTGCGTTTGGATCAAAATCAATGGTTGCTCCCCCATCGTCTTCGGAGGTGACTTCGATTGGTCCTTTTAATGGAACATCCGCAATATTAACATCGGTCACTTCCTCTGCGCCTCCAGGAAGTATATCTTTAATATTCGGGAGTCCTTTTTCTATATCTGCCATATATTATCCCGTGAGTTTTCTAACACGATTGTATTGAGAAGACAAGCCTCCACCTTGAGGCATGGGTCCTGATGAAGGAGGAATGGCCCACGGACGACGGATCCCTGCGATGCCTCCGCCTGCCATATTAGCAACTCCTGCTTCCATAGCTTTATATTTGTCATGTGTCTTTAACCATTCTCCCATTTCGTCATAACCTTTGACTCCAGATGCAAAACCTGCATCCCAAGGAGTGTTCACTCCCCAGGCTTCTAAAGCTTGTTCTAATTGTTCTCTGGTATAGGTTGGATATTTTTCTTCCATGGCTTCATATCTTTTTTCTAACTGCCTGGGTGTACTTAAAGTTCTCTCTTCATATTTTAAAGCTCCTGGATCATACTTTTCTAAATATTCTCTTCTTCTTTGATCTTGTCTACCTTTCTGTCTTTCAACAGCAGTTTCATAAGCTTGCGCTGCCATGCTTTCAGGTTTTAGAGTTTGATCCACTCTTCTATAAGCTCCTGATCTAGCTAAATCTTGAACATCAGCAGATGCTGCATCTAAATCACCAGGAATAAACAGAGTTTCGTCCGTTGTTGTCGGTTGATCTTTTAATGCTTCTTTTTTTCCAATCAGGTCATAAATTCTATCTTGTTCTTTTAATGCATCAACGTATTGTGCTACTTTTGGATTTTGTTTTGGATCTCCGATTAATTCTTGCTCTAATAATGTTTCAGCGCCCCCGTACCATGGAACGTCTTTCGTGCTTTTACCTTGAAATCCTTCATAAGCTAATCGTGGTGTAAACGTTTCAGCAAAAGCTTGTTCATGAGTATAACCTTTTCTTCTAGCATTATCATAAAAAGCACCTTCAACAATTCCCTCAATCGCATAACCAATGGGAGCAGTTAAACCTAACGCTTTTAATGGTGCAGTCAGAGCTGCGGTTCCCATTTGTAATCCTCTTCTAAGAATCTTTCCAATTGCTGGAAGCTTATTGGCAAGTTGTAGTGCTTTTCTTTGTTTAGTTAATGCTTTAGCTCTAACTTCTACATCTGGTGATTTCATATCCGCTTTAGTTTTCTTTACGTCATCCATAACGCATGTTAATTCTCCTGCGACAGCGCCTGCTTCCTGAAAACCAACACGGCCACCAGACGCCTTACAATGTTTTCCATACCCCATTTTTTTTAAAAATTTAGCTGGGTTCGTTTTTATATCAGCTGCAGCTTTTTCTAGAGTCATTGTTGATCCTACATCTAAGCTTAAACCTGTTTTTCTATGAAACTTTTCCATACCTTTTAAAATTTTAGATGGAATAACATTTTTTCCATAAATTTTGGTAGGGGAAGCAAATTTATGTGTTTTAGGATTATAGTCCAATTGAGTTAATTTAACTTTGCCTTTTGCTTGAGGGTTATCAGCATACCATTTATCTATCGCTGTTTTATGGTTCTCAACTAATTGATTGACTCTTGCCCAATTTGGGTTTTTCCCTTTCCTTGCTTCAATAATTGCTTTGTACCGTTTAGTAGCTCCAGCATCAAATTTTATCTTTTCCTTTGAATTAATGTCTCGATCAATAAACTGAACTATTTGATTATAGACTCCTGAACCTTTGCCCAAAGTTAATTGACCTGTTCGAGCAGGAAAAATTTCATCAATTGCAATGTTTTTTATGCCTACTTCATCGAATGCTCTTTTAATAGTTTGAGTTAAGCCCTCATAAGTAGCTTTGGGATTATTAAAATCTTTAGCCATTTGAAGTTTAGCCCACTTTAATAAAGCAACTCCCAAAGGACCTTTCATGCCATCTCCACCCAGAGTTTTAATAATTCTATTTCCTCTTTTTAAATCCTTAGAAATTCCCTCCATTTGGATTTTACCTCTTTTAATGTCCCCCAAGATCATATAAGCATTAGAAATATCTCCCGTTTTTTTTCCTTGAAGTACTGCTTTTAATATTGGACTGTCATCAGATATTTTACCTCCTTTATAGGCATCGACAGCCTTCATTAACTCTTTATTGTCTGCAAGCTCAAAGATAGTTTTAATGGTACTAGGTCTATAACCAGTAATGTTATAATTTTTTGTTAACGCTTTATTTAATTGTTTAAGTTTGGATTCATTTAAATCCCACACTTTATCTAGAGATGTTTTTGTTCCTCCTCTTATATATTTAAAATCTTTTTGAGTTTCTCCAAGAGTTGTAGGCTCTCCTAAAGTATCTATAATTATCTTTTTTATTCTTTGCCCTGATTTAATGTAGTTTTTTTCTACATTGGACATGTTTTTCGTAATTTTCCACTCTGCTCTTGAAAAAATATTATTTAAAGTATCAAAGGTGTATGGATTATCTGCGCCCAAAGCTTCATATAACTGTTTGACTCCGACAATTTTATTTTTTCTAGCTAGCACGCGTTCATATTTTTTAAATTGGTCCGATGCATGAGGTCCTACAGGAGGGTTCTTTTTTTGCCATTTTATAAAGTCTGGATCCTTAGTATAAGATTCTCCCTGATACCCCTGTCTCCCTGGTCCAGGTTGCACGAGTTGTCCAGCACGGAAATTCATTCGTCTTTCATAGCGCGCAGAATCCTGCGACCATTCTTTTAGATCTAAAAGTTGTTGGATAATATCAGGCATTATTCTCCTAGCATACGAGCTAGACCGCCTGATGCGAAATCATCAATATCTTCTGCCTGTTCCATGGCTCTTCCTTCAGCCCAGTCATCTCGAGCTGCTTTTTTACCTATAATTTTTTTATCAACATTTTTACCTACGGCAAATTTTTCTACTTCAGTAAAATCAGAAGCATGATCGCCATATTTTTCAATAGCTGATTCTTCAAATTTTACATTCTCTGGATGTCCGCCAGTAAACTCGGCTTCTTCAACGAAGAATTCGTCTTTTGTTTTAATTCCTTTTTTAGTTTTAGTCGGTTCAATCCATTCTCCTTTTTTCAAAATGAGTTGTGTTGGTTGACCATGTCTTCCCGCTGGCCATCCATGTTTGGTTTGTTCGCCAATATCGACGATGATATCATCGGTAACCAAGTCACGAGTGACCTGGACTGGAGTTCCTGATTCAGGTAGATTAATCTTGTGAACGGTTTGACGTTCGACTGTGGCTGCGCTCTTGCTAATATCTTCTCCCTCTTTAATCACTCTTTTAACTAATGAGGGAAACCACGCTGGCATTCCTGCAGCATTCGATTGTACAATCGTTTCGGTTACTTTAGGAACGACTTTAGCCGCTTTACCAAATTTAAGTAATCCGCTTGCTCCTGCAATTCCAGCGCCTGTAAGTCCAGCTAGCATTTTCAAAAAAGCTCTTCGGGCTTTATCAAAGCCCCCTAACTTAAAACCGATTCTTCCACCTTCAGCTGCCATGGGTCTCGGCATTCCACCCATTGGTGGTCTCTGTCCCATCATTGGATTCTGTCCCATCATTGGATTCTGTCCCATTGGTGGTCTCTGTCCTCCAATTCCCTGTTGCATTTGAGGTCCCATCCATGGACTCTGTTGCATCTGATTCTGAGCCACGATCGTTCCCCCAGGTATGCCTGCTGGTTGAGGTCCTGCAGGCATTTGAGGTCCTTGCATATTCATTTGGGGCGTACCATACGTAATCGCAGGTAAACCTGCTCTGCCGCCTCCTGAATATGAAACTCGTCCGCCTTCTGCATTCGGTTTTCTTTTTAATTTCTTTTCCGTGTAATTTTTAATCATCATTTCAATATCCATGATGTCTTTGTCAATATCCGTGTATTTATCAAGATTTTGAGCTTTCAGGCCTGCTTCATCCAATTTACCCATTAAAAAATTTAAACCTGGATCATTCATCTTTTTCACCATCGCCTGATGAGCAAGAGTTTCTTTATCAATCTTCGCAGCTCTTAAAATCGTTTCTAATTGTTGTAATTTTAAGTTATCAATATAATCCGTATCGCCTTTACCCATAAACTTTCCAATTCCCTGAGGAGGTGGAGGAAATACTCTTTTATTTTTTCCTTTTAATCGTTTAAGCAAAGCTCTTAATCCCGCAGAGCCACCAAAGATAAACTCGGCTCGTCCGCCTTCAGCTTTCTTTGATATATCCATATCTAAACCTGAAGTCGCTTGAGCAGCTGCAACCGCTTCTTCATAACTCAGTCCTTCTGCTAAATACATTTGAATTAAAGCTTCCTGATCAACAGGTCCTCCAGGATTAAATCCAATTCGTCCGCCTTCAGCTTTTTTTGGTGGAAGAGTATGATGACCCAAATCAATTACAAAGGCCTCTCTTCTTTTTAATCCACCTGGTGGCATAAGCCAATCTCTTTTATCTAAAGTATTCTTGTATGTCGGATAATTATGCATTCTTAATTTATCAAACATTTTTATGTTTCCACCTAATTCTTCAGTAATGTCCAACGCAGTTAGTCTGTCTTCCAATCCTTTTCTAATCTGTACCATCCACCGATAGTTTGGATGCCTGCTACTTGGAGCAGGTCCAATTTCTTCCTGGGTCTTTTTAATTTGGGCCCTTTCCTGCTTGATCCAGTTCTTTTTTCCTTTCCACGGTTTGCCAAACATATCTGTTGTAGTCGGGGTAAATAACTCATAATCATCCAGTGCAGAAGAAGCATTTCTAGAATACGCTCCTGAGGGATCATTAGGAGAAAGTTTTATTTCTCCTCTAAATTTATTAGCTCTAGCATTTTTTAATCTGCTATAGCCTTCTACCAAATTTTCTACTTCAGCCAAGTCGGGAGTGTGTGCTTTTGATCTTTTAAGTGTAAATTTTGGGTCCGCTATAATATCATCTAATAGATATTCGGGAACAGAGTCTCCTGCTTCTAATTTCTGAATCATTTCCTTTGCATCTGCAACAGCAGCCTGCTTGTCTTTAGCTCCCATTTTTGAAAATCTTGACCAGGGTCCTGGATTAGCAGCTTCTTTTAATAACTCTTTTCCAGATTTAATAAACCAGTTTGCGCCTTTTACCAGTAATCCTCCGCCAAAC